CAAGATTTTCTTCCGGCTCGCCGATATACTTGGATGTATCGTCAAATATCTTTTGTAATATATCTTTAACGAGCGGGTCGGAATTACAGAAACGAATGTATTTATATACGATTACGAATCTTTGAAAAATGTTCCGTTCTATCGAAAAAAGACGAGCAAACTCGTTCATCTTTTCTTTGATATTGTGAACAGAAAAGGTCATAGTGGGGTTGGTTTTTGTTTTTTATAATATGTTTACTCTGGTCAATCATAAAAAGATTATTTCAGATTTCTGATAATCTTAACAACCACGCCCCTAATTTCCACCTCTTTTCTATAAATAGCTTTATACTCCGGGTTAGCCGGTTGTAGTTTTATTTTATCATTTTCAAGATAATACTTTTTTAAAGTTGCTTGATTGTCATCCAAAATTGCCACCACTGTATCGCCATTTTCGGCCGACTCTTGTTTTTTGGCGATTATGATGTCGCCGTCAAAAATACCGTCGCCGATCATGGAATCGCCTTTGGCTCGCAAGGCATAAAGATTGCCTCGTAAAGATTGTTCTCGAGCAACCTTTATAACTTCTTCTTTGTCCTCAATAGCTTCAATCGGCTGACCGCAAGCGATTTGGCCGACAAGCGGTATTTCCAGATATTGCTTGCGTTTTTTTGGCAAATACAAGCCCCGCTCTTTGCGTTCGTCCTTTTCCAAATATCCTTTATCCACAAGCTCGCTAATATGTTCATGGACGGTTGAAAGGGCTGATAATCCGAATTTTTCGCTTATTTCCTCATAATATGGGGAATAGCCGTTTGTTTGGATATATTCGGACACATAATCCAATATTTCTTTTTGTCTTTTCGTAAGTGTATTCAT